GAACAACAATTTCGCCACCAATGTAAAGCGCATAGCGAACTTATGGGTTGCTACTATTGCGAATTTGATTACTCTAAAGAATGTGAGTGTGCTGAATAATGGGATACATTGAAATTTTCCGTATGGATAACGAAGGTGCTGGTTGGGTAGATTTATCCGAAGCAACACCCGATGAATTGTTCAACATTGAATTAGGTTTATTAGATGAAGGAGCGTTCGAATGAATAAATACACTTTTGGAGTTTGGTTAGACATTGACGCAGAAGATGAAGAAATGGCGTTATCTTTATTTGATGAGGTCGTAAAGAAAAATCCTTTTGTTTCAGACTCTTATTGTTTTGAATGGAAAGAGGTTGCCAATGAAATCGCAGTCTGAAATTGCTGGAATGTGGATTTGCTCTAATTGCAATACTCTCGCCATTGTGTCAGTGGAAACTGATACAATACTTGTAACACAATGTAAATGCGTAACTAACGAAAGGGAAACTAATGTATAGACTAGATACTTACTATGACGGAAATTTGGAATACACACACCAATTTTCTGACGCCTTACAAGCCTTTGAGGCTTTCGCAAAATGTTATGATGTAGGGTTCGCCAACGAATTCGCAACATATAATTTATCTTTGCCAACGGGCAAAATGTATACTAAAAACTTTAATAGAATTGGATTGGTATCCGCAAAATGATGACTCGTAAAGATTATGTTGCTACCGCTGAAATTCTAAAGTATGTTAGCAATAAAACTCACCCCGCTGTTTTTTCTAAAATGGTTCACGATTTCGCAGAAATGTTTGCGAAAGATAATGAACGATTTGATGTAACACGATTTCACGAAGCGAGTGGGTATAATGTTCCTAACTTCACTTCAAGATAAAGTAAAACGAATTCAGGAATTGCGTCGCAGTAATGCGGCGCAACCTGTTCGCAATAAAAAAAAATACACACGCAAAATAAAACATAAAAATAAATTTGACACGTGACACAAAATCCCGCACATAGCTGCGGGGTCGGGCGTGTCGTTAAGGGTGTGATCAAAAACACCCTGGAAATTTGGGCCAGGATTGGAATATGTCGGTCCATTCTGCTATACTTGCCATTCAACCAACGATTGGGCTCTTATGAAACTAAAACGTTCTAATGATAGAAAGGTGGCTAACCTTGTCACAAAAAATGGAAAGCAAGCCGCAATTGCGAACACGTTCGGATTACCTGCAGGAAAAAATTATTCATGCCCTGGTGCCACTAATATTTGTGAGAGTGTTTGCTACGCAGGAAAACTTGAAAAACTATTCCCAGGAGTAAAAACTAATCTGTTACACAATTGGGAATTGTTACGCAATGCAGACAATGACACAATGGTGCGTCTACTAGAAGAGATGATTGTTGATTTTGTTGCTGATTGTGATAAGAAGAGTGCCCCTAAGTTATTCCGTATCCACTGGGACGGAGATTTCTTCAATGATACTTATACCTATGCCTGGAAAACTGTTATTGAAAACCATTCCGATATTCAATTTTGGGTATACACACGTGTAAGCGACGCAGCGCTTATTCTCAAGGATGTATCTAATCTGTCTCTATACTATTCAACCGATGATGAAAATAAAGAAATAGCATTCGATTTAAAAACTAATTCTAAGGTCCGCCTAGCCTATTTGGGAAAAACATTCGCTGCAACCGAAGACACAATGAAAGAATTGACTGGCAAGCCTGGCGCTAAATGTCCTGAGAATTTAAAAGCAATTCCCCTTATTAGCAATGCAGGGTCCGCATGTGTATCATGTGGCCTATGTGTTTATGGTAAAGCAGACATTCGATTTTCTGCGAGTAAAAAATAATGTATGAGGTTATCGGTATTATTGGCGGATCCATGGTAATGCTTATATCTATCGTGCCAATTTTATTAGCTCTGTACGTATTTACTAAGCTATAGCGGCGTGTCGACTTGACAAAGATCAAGTTGGCCCGTATATATAGGGGGTTATCCACAGGGTTATGAGAGTTATCCACAACCCCTGGAATTGTGAGTATTATCACAAAAGCTGCGACACGCCGAGAATGGATTAGGTAATGTCAGTCGGTTATGCTAAAATACTCTTATACCAACAACGAAAGGTTACAAATGTCTAATGTAATGACAGTTCCACACACAGTAGTATTCGAAGCAATAATTGACTTAGATAAAATTCCTGCTAATTTATTGCGCCCTCTACTTGCGCTTGACCAAAGTTCAATTGAACAAATGTGTAAGGAAGCAACACTTCACGCACTTACTGAGTCTAATGTATTACAAACTGCTAATGAGTTCAACACTTGGGCAGAAGTAACTATCAAGGGAGATAAATAATAATGGGAAGCGTAACAGCAATTGGATTAGCCGATAGCGTATTAGATTTAGAAACACAATTAGCGTATCATTTACAGGGTAATCATTACCCGCCCGTTCCACTTTCTATGGTCAAGCCTTGTATCGATGCTATTGACGCATACTACGATGAGGATTTTGATCGACAGATAGAAATGCCTGAAGGCGTATCTTATAAAGGATTAGATACAGCACCCGCCTCCGCTATCATAGACCAACACCACTTAGAGTTTTGGCTACCTGAGTGTGAGTAGCATCACACAATAACTTTCTCAAATAATGAGATAGGGCTAGACTAATGTCAGACCCCAATGCTATACTACTAACCTAACAAAGAAAAGAGGCAAAAATGACAATAGAAGGCAAACTCTATCAGATTGGTGATTTATTCACTACTCTAAAGTCAAAAAAGACAGGTGTAATCAAAGAGATACACCCACAAGCATCTGGCTCGGTGCGTGTGCTACTGGAACTACCTAGCAAGGAAACTCGCTGGACTTCGGTATCTGCTAAGACCCTTTTAGGATAATACCTAAAACGAAACAGGGACAGTTTTGAGAGTATCTAGTCCAATGTCGTAAGTAAGAACTCTCCACCTTCGGGTGGAAATGTCAGACCCCCCTGCTATACTATCCATAACAACAACCAACCAACGAAAGGTAATAAATGTCAAGACAAATCACAGTAAAGGTAGCAACAAGCAAAGTAATCAAGGCACTAGAGGCTCGTCTAGCAACGCTAGAAAACGATTACAACACACAGACCGCAAAGGAAGCAAAGTTCGGCAAAGCGCAAGAAGCGTGGCGCAAGGAAATTGGCAAGTGGGCTATTGCCAACTTCTCAAAGGCTGAGAACCTTCGCACAAACTATCGTCAATGGAACAACACTCTCAATGTTGATTTTGACATCATCACAAAAGATGGAAGTTTTCCTGCTGAACCTGAAAAAGACTTTGAGGTTATCCATCAGCACCAGTATCGTGAGATGAAAGAGGACATCACAAATGCTCTCACAATTCTCAAAATGACAGATGAGGAAACAGTAAATGCTTCTACAATGAAGCAGATTGCTAAGTATCTCTAAATAAATAAACGACCTGAGTAAGTCGCCAAACTGCTCACACCTTCGGGTGTTCCTACTAACAAAGGTAATACAATGCGTTTCAAGATAGAAATGTTTGATGAAGTAAAAGCAAATGATTTAACAATTTATTCAGATGAAGGCTATGATAACGAAAGCCTAAAAGAACTTGTGTTCTCAAATCTAAAACGATTTGATGGAAATGTAAAAGCGTTTGTGTATGATCAAAAAAATAAAAAGAAAACGTCCGCTGCATTCTTTCCTATGGAAACAGTTAACTTCGTAAAATCCCTAATTAAATAAAGCTTGGGGCGGGAGTATCCGAATCCCGCCTCATCTTATTATTTGAGATGCCCGTAGAGGTGCGGGGTTATCCACAGGTTTAAGTGGAGCTGTGGATATCCCTGGAATTTTGTGAGATTACTCACACTGATCAATTCGGACATATTGTATCTAATCCTAGACAATGTCAGTGCCACCTGTTATACTTACAACTAATCAAACGAAAGGAAATAAAAATGGCTCATAATCTAGAAATGGAAAATGGCGAAGTTGCTTTTGCTCTTCGTGGTGCTCCTGCTTGGCACAATCTCGCTAACCGAATCTTTACAAAAGATGAGGAAGTTACAACTAGTCTAATGCTTGATGAAGCAAAACTTTCTAATTGGAATGTTCGCTTATCTCCATTGACCGACCACATTTCAGAATCTTGGAATGATGTATCTCAGGCATCTCTTGTCATTCGTGATAACCCATTCAACAAGGGTGTAGATGTTCTCGCAACTGTAGGCAAGCGTTACAAGCCTGTGCAGAATGAGGAACTATTTGCATTCGCTGATGCAATTCACGATGCCAATGCCGATTGCCGTTGGGAATCTGCTGGCTCACTAAAGAAGGGCAAAGTGGTTTTCGGAACTGTGGACATTCCACGCACAATGGTTCTTGACCCACAAGGCGCTAACGATGAGACAAAACTTTATCTCATTGTATGGACTTCACACGATGGTTCTGTTGCCGTTCAGGCAGCCGTTACTCCTGTTCGTGTTGTATGCCAAAACACTTTGAATCTTGCAATGCGTAATGCTAAGCAATCATTCAAGATTCGTCATACACAATCTGTTGACGGGCGCATTCAAGTTGCTCGTGAAACTCTTGGGCTTGCTCTTGGATACTTTGATGAATTTGAAAAGGAAGCGCAAGCACTTTTCTCTCAATCAATTACCGATGCTGAATTTTCTAAGTTGATTCAGACAATTTATCCTAAGCCAGATAAAGATGCAGCAAAAGTTGCACTTACTAAGTGGGAGAATAAGGTTGTGCTTCTTGATGACCTTTATCATAACTCACCAACTAACGCTAACATCAAGGGAACTAAGTGGGGCGCATTCAACGCACTAACTGAACGCCTTGATTATTATCGTTCAGGTCGTGGCAATTCTGAAACACTAATGGCTGGTGCATCAGGCTTTGACCCAATTCTAACTGCTGAGAAAAACAAAATCAAGAAATTGGTTTCTGCTTTCTAAATAAAAATAAATCCTGAGCAAGATTTAAAACTGCTCACAATTTTTATTTGGTCTGTTAGCTCAGTTGGTTAGAGCGCTACCCTGTCACGGTAGAGGTCGACGGTTCAAGTCCGTTACAGATCGCAAAAAGCCCGCAGTATTAAGGGGGAAAAAAGTGTGTTAAGAAACACATATAAAAAGCCCTGGAAAAGCTTGTGAATGTCAGCCAGGTAGTGTATAATTCTCATCATGACCAACGAACTAGTATCAACTAAATATACTTTTGCCTGCGACCCAGACAATTGCGATGTACTAATAGAACTAACATCATCTGACGGTTTTGGATTCCCGTCGGGTGTGATGGAAATCACTTGTCCGTGTGGCCGTAAGCCAGTCTTATTGTCAGTGGTCACTGCTACAATTGCTCCTATAACCCAAACGAAAGAGGAAAAAATGGAAGATACAACAACACCTGCAGTAACAATTCCCGATACATACAACTCTAATCTGTTGGTTACTTACAAAGTAATCCGTGGATATTCAGATGCAGAATATGCAACTGACAAAGTTGCTAGCATCGAATGGGATTTGCATAATGGTCGCCAATCACAGAAGCGTGTAACTACTTTATTGTCTCAGATTGACGCCGTCAAAGAAATCATCTGCGAGGCATATGCTGATTCAGGTGACCAAGATACACTTCGTGCAATTGCTGAAGCACTTTCAATTGAACTTATCAAAGAAGTTGAATTCACCGCATCTATCGAAGTTACTGGAACTTATTCCTATAACATTCTTGAGAATGACTATGACCTAGACCTTGAGTCAGAAGTTACAGATGCTCTTTATGCCGATTCAAACAATGGCAACATTGAAATTGGCGACACCGAAGTATGTAATGTGCGTGAGTGCTAATGTATTTTGAGTTGACTGCTCCCGATAGGTTGTCCATGGAGATGGCCTATTGGGATGCACAAATGATTGGGCTAGACCCAACTGCATTATCACCGTTGACATTCAACATCGGAACTGGTAGTATAGAGAAGGTAAGTCGCATTCGTGATAAGTATAATTTAATTGAAAGTTATACATCAGACTACGAGCCAACAGGATACACAGGGAGATAAAATGTCAGACTATAGAGATGGATTTGATGACGGGTATAAATTTGCTCGTGAAGAGATTATTGAAAAGTTATCAGAAATTGATATCGCAGATATAGACTCTTGGATCTTAGACCGTCTTTCAGAAATGATGGAAGGTGGCTCACTGTGATGGCGGAGTGGTTGAAGTGTGACCAATGTGCAGCTCAGGCAATGTGGGAAGCAAAGAAAGATGAGATGTCTTTATTCTTTTGCGGGCACCATAAAAATTCACAGGGTGAAACCCTTGTGGACTGGGCCCAAGAAATGATACAATTACTAAACTACGAGCAAGAACAACAACTAACAAAGGCGGAATAAAATGGGCGACAGAGCAAACTTTGGATTTAGACAATCTAATGGCGAAACGATTGTACTCTATGGACATTGGGCAGGCCACGATATGCTAGGTAATCTAGCAAGCGCTGTGGAAGCGGCACGTTCTCGTTGGACGGATGAATCATATGCTACACGTATTGCTGTATCACATTTAGTAGGGGACCAGTGGCACGATACAACAGGCTGGGGATTAACCGTTAATAGCATTCTAGATAATGAGCACAAGATACCTTTAATTGATTGGTCTACTGGAACATTCTCTTTACACGAAGAGGCACCATGGTCCGAATCAACAGAGTATAAGGTCCGTGGCATGCAAGACGAAGCAATGTTTACAATGACATTAGATTCGTTTATTAATAAGTATGCGAGGGCTACTGTATAATTAATCTAATAGGGTGCCCCTATAGTCTCTTCAGGCCAGGGGTTAAATAAAGCAGAGTTCTTTTACTTTCGTTGGTGAACCTCTAGCAGCCTGTACAAGCTACTTGACAAATCGTGATCGGCCCGCAAAAATAAGGGTAGCATATTTTGCTTACGGAAACAATATTAAAAGCCCTGGAATTCTGTGATATTGACCACATTGGATGGGAAATGTGGTGTGACTCACACCCATAAACCATTCCATTTGTCAGTGGTCCAATGTATAATAATCCTATATCAACGAAAGGATATAAAATGCCAAATTGGTGTTACAACACATTAACTATCCAAGGACCTAAGTCTGAGGTAGATATGATTAAAGATAGATTGAATAAGCCTTTTACATTAGCACAAGAGACTTATGGTATGGGTGATATTTCTACTATGGGATTTCCTACTAAGATTGAACAGGTATCTTATTCTAACCCGATTTTTTCTTTTCACAACATTCACTCATATAAAGATGACGGAATTACTGATGAGGAATATGCCTGCCAGCCTTCTCGTGGCAACTATGATATTCAGAATGACCCTGATTGGTTCCGCAAGTCTGTTGAGTTTGCTAAGACCCAAAAGGATTGGTATTCGTGGAATACATCTAACTGGGGAACTAAGTGGGATGTAGCCGTCCGTGACGGTGATGAATATCCAAATACAGAATTGCTTGAAGAGAAATCAGAAGGTGATGACAACTGGGTTGTATATAAGTATGAGACTGCTTGGTCACCTGCTGTAACTATCTTAACTAAACTATCTAATCTTGTTCCGAACTGCCTGCTTACTTTAGAGTTTGAGGAAGAAACAGGTTGGGGTGGGGAATATGAGATTGTCCGTGGTGAAGTAAAGGAATTGGCAGAATGGGAAAACCGTTGTTATGCTTGCCAGTCTTTTGATACATTGAGTTATTGTGAAGATGACTGCGGTGAATTCTGCTCAAACTGTAATCAAGGCTCTTGGCAGGATGAAAAGGCAATGGCAGAATGTCAGACCCACATGGTATTATTGAAAACTACAGAAAAGGTGGAAGCATGAGTTTCTTAGAGAATGAAAACCAAATGGTAATAGACGCAGAGTATTCTTATATCGGTGAGCAACTAGTAGAAGATTGGGTTAATTCTAATTTAGATGAAGGCCAACTATTTGCAGATTATCGATTTGCTGAAATGTGCGAAAGCAATTATCTAAAAGGTAGGTTCAATCAATTTTATGATTTGAAACCCGAAGACCAATACTACATAGAATGGAATGAGGAGGCATAATGCTAGGCTACACCAAAGAGGATTTAGATCAGATGAGCAATGCTGTACATGACGCAAAGCTTTTCTATATTAGAAATTCTGATGTAGAACAAGTAGACAAAGACCCTTTAGTTGAAGGTTTATTGAAAGCAAATGACTTTTTACAAGGTCTATGGGCTGAGGGTTATTTTGACTAAGTCATCTAAGTTCATAGAGTATATGAAGATACATCTAATTAGTCTTAACCAGGACTTAGAGGCAGACTACAATGTTCAATCTAAGATTAATATCCAGGGACAAATTATGGCAACCGAGCATTTGTTGTCAGTGGCTACTGATATAATGAATGACAACATCCAAGGAAAGGGATACTAATGAATGCAGAAGACATTGGGCTTCCGCCCCACTTGCAACGTTTAGTTAATGCAGGTGTTAATGGATTAGATATAATGCATGGCGAACTAAAGAATCTAATGTTGATTGCCGAAGAGCAATTGGCTTGGGCTCAGGCAATTGAAGATGAGACCGAAGAGGCAATGGATTCAATGGCACGTACAGAGGCGGAGGGACGACTAGATACTCTAGTTGAACTATATAAACTAACATATGATTTATCATTTGCTATAGGAGAAAAGGAAGGGCAAAAAGTATGACATACGAGCCAAGTTTAGAAATCCTGGAAATGGAATACTCTTGCTCACCTGGAGGAGTAGATACATTTGAGGTCTATGATAAAACAGATATACCTTTATCTGTTCCAATATATGAGACTGAATCTTTGACGGATGCTGTGCTCTACTGTTATAATTTAGGAAAAGACTTTACTGTCAAAACATTAGCGGAATGGAATGAAAGGGAGTTAGCATATGAAGCCAGCAGATAAAGATAAACTAAACGAATGTTTAAAGATTCTTGATACCACCGACCTCGGCCTATCATTAGTATGGCTATGGACTTGGTCCACAATTAATAACATCTTTGAGGATGAGACCTACAGGCAGAACTGCACCATAGATGAGATGTGGGACCACCTCTGTGAGGCTGTGGAGGCGGGCCAGGGCTTCTCTCTAGAGTACGGTGCCGAACAACATCAAGATGACGTCCTTGATTGGATGATGAGTCGTGACTATATTGTCGACACAATGTTTGAAGAAGATGAGGAAGACAAAGATGAAGATGAGTGATGAGTACATCGATGAGATCCTTAACAGGGCCCAAAAGCTTTTGTGGGGCGGATCAGAAACAGAGAACATCGAAGCACACAACCTTATATCTAATCTAATTAGAGAAAGAGTAGAACAAACAGATCTAACATAGGGCAAGAAATATCGCTTACGGCAACTATTTACAAATTCGTGGAAAGTTGCTATAATTAATAAAACATCTCTTGAAAGGGGATTCAAATGACAACAAAGCGTGAATACTTAAAGCAGCAAGGCATTACAGTGGGTGTACGTGGTCGCTTCTCAGGAGCAGCTAAGGTAGTCCTAGATCAAGCTATTGCAAAGGGCGTTACATTTACAGCAGAGGTACCTGTTAAGAAGGCGAAGTAAAACTTGAGACGGGGTTAGGGCATCGTTGGTCCTTGACCCCGTTTCTTATTTTTGGTATAATCTAAGGTGGAGGCGGAAATGGCAAAAGCAAGTTCAATAGAAACTAAAGCAGCAGAGAAGGTATTGGAAGCAATGGATAGTCATTGGTTCAATCCAGTAATTATGGCTAGAGAATTAGTCAATGGTTGTGGATATTATACTCAATCAAAGGTAATGGAACTATGTGTAGAAATTATCAAACAGACGGCGGGACAATTTGATAACTCTTGGGAAGAAGGACAAACATCAGAAGCCCTAATGATGGCAGATAGACTAAATGACTATATTGCTAACTTTGAACCAATAGATGCATAGATAAAACTAATTAGATATAGCCCAATATATCCATAGGATCTACACAGGTCCTGTGGATATCTTTTTATGTATGGGCATGTGGGTAAAATTATTCGTTTACGACCAAGCTAAAAAAATCCCTGGAATTTCCATAAGAATCTATTAGATTAGATATATTATCATATAAAACATATAATGAATTAGGCATAATATACCCAGAATCTGTCAGAATTTATATCAAATTGTTATACAAAATATGTTGACAATGTGGGCCAAATATGCCATTTACGACCCTATTGACAAAATCGCTGGAATATGCGCTATGTCTCATATAAGTCCATATGGGTCTATTGACATTACGGGTTAAGATGTGATATGCTCAATTACATAGTAGTATTTAAATAAATATAACTATAGTATATGGATCATAATCCATAGTATATATTCTCCACTATACTCCACTTTACTCCACTATATAAGCCTTCTAAAGGCTATATGAGACAAGAAAAACGGGAGGGGGATATAGGAGTTAGCTACCTATTTGGTCCAAATAGAGGAGTTATTGTAGGGTGTATATCATCGTCATCTGACCATTTGCCTGTAGAATATCCTGCAGTATTATCCTTGGTCATTACTCTCATATCAAAGGTATAGTCTTCCATCTCTTGATAGAAGTATTTAGTACCTAGATCAATAAGGTCTTTAAGTCCTTCTGGGGTTAATACGTATTCTCTTACTTCCCCGCCTTTATCTAATGTTAATGTTACAACATAAACGTCATGTTCAGGGTTATGCTTATATGTGGCTACTCCAATTGGAGATAGATCTATTATATTCTCTATCCCTGCATCCTCTGGATCACCAGGTTCTGGCATTTCAGATGCTTTGATCAAATCAGCAATTAGGATCTTTTTCATGACTATTTATATGAGCGAAATAGCTCAATTACTCCATCTATGATAGCAATTGCTGATATGCCTAGCATTAGATAAATCCAATATATATACCAGATCCACATTATAAATGAATCTCATTTATAGGTTCTTTGGACCAATGTACGTAAGATCTAATATAAACTATAGCATAGGCAATTGCTGCAAATATAAATCCGTACTGCTCAGTAGTAATAGCATATATCATCCATAGACACTCATTGAATAGTAATAGGAACCATGCCCATATTGACTTACGACCTACAAAATATATGCCTGTGACTCCAATGGCTGCTAAGATATACGACCAATACATTACTTACAACCCATGCAGTAATATGGAACACGTATGTTATCTCTATGAATATACTCTGATCGAGCACAACCAGCACATGTAGCTCTAATTATCTCAGAATCATCTTCTGGTCTATTTATCTCAAGGGATCTTGTATAGTATATCTTAGTTATATACCATGTAATAGCTATTAATAGTAGTTCCATTATGTATTTGTCCAATATCTCTTATATCCTGCTACCATATCTTCAACCTGCCTGCCTTGATCCTGTGTAACAGGCTTTACTGAGGCTGCATTTGCAACTGCCCCTAATTTTCTAGGCTTTACTTTAGCATTCTTATTTACTCTAATTTGAATCTTTTCTGGCCATAAGCCAGCTGCCTTCATTTCTCTTTCCCACTTGTTAAGTTGGTGTGAGGTTGGAAACTTTCTATCTTTACTCATTATTCAAAATCTCTCTGTGTCTCAAATATGGCTTCAGGTGTGGGAATCGGACCAACATTATCGGTTTCGGAAACCGCTCTACTACCATTATAGGAACCTGAATTATCCTGTTCATCATCCATGCAATGACAATTAGAGCAGGTTACCTGCCCGTCCAGGTCCAATTGGAATAAGTGATCATGCATACTATACATTATAGTATATATGACAGGTACTGTCAATACCTCTCTACCGCTTCACTTTTTCGCTTCACTAAATGGGGCCTATATAACAGTATATAAAGTTATATTAGATTGATTTCTTAAGCTTCTTCATAGCCCTATGAAATTTTACGTATCTGATAGGGTTCTTCCACCACTTAAGTGGTAGTTTAATTTTCTTTTTAGCCATTATAAGTCTTCCTTATCTATATCTTCTTTCATATCAAGACCATCTAATAGATCTAAATCAAGATATGCTTCAAGGTTATCCAAGATACCCATGTTATTTGTTTCTAGGTATTAGTGTTTGAGGGCCTTCTGTGCCGAATAGAGACTTCTTTACTGGTACACAGTTAGGAACTCTCTTACCATTCTTATCCTTCATGCCTACCTGCTTGTATCCGCTCCAGCAAGCCTTTTCCAAATTGTCCCAATTGTCCTCTTGTTCGTTTTCAGACTCATAAGACTTTGAAATCTCTTCATCTGTTAATTCAATATTGTTGTTAGTGTCCATAATCTTATTATAGCATTTATTTAATTGACTGGTTTAGCTATCCTTTTGATCTGGTAGAAACAGTCTGGGCATTCTCCTATATGAAGCCATTTTCCTGACTCAAGGACTACTATCTCATTTAGCTTTCCCATCACATTTTTCTTGCATATAATACAATAGGCACTAACGGTTATGGTCACTATTTATTTAGACCTTCTGGCTTAACATAATTATTTTCTTTTAATTCATCTTTAATATTGCCATAATTTCCTGGAAGATATTTTGGGTCAAGCCAATTTTTAGATCCGTCTGAACCATAACCACTAGATAATACTTTTTCTGCATCAGGCCTTTTATCTTTAAAAAAATATGCAGATATCATATACCTATCTCCTTTTTCAAGTAGCAATATTTCATGAATTTCATTACCAGGAAATATTATCAAAGAACCTTTGGTTGGTTTAAATTTAATATTTTTGTTCTTAAAAAATAATTCGCCACCAATGTAGTCTTCATTTAAATATAATAAAGCAGTAAAGCCTCCACCATATTGTCTATGAACAGAATCTTCATGGTATGGCATAAAAGTTCCTTCTTTATATTTTCTAAATAATATGTTTGCTGGTTGATCATAAGCCATATATTTCCCACCAGCTTTTGGCTCTACAAGAGCTATATCTAAATTTTCTAAAGGAATGTTAAGATTATTTTTTACGACATAATCGCTAAGACATTGATTGTATAAATCTACAACGTTATTATATACATTTAAATTATCCGCCTCTGGGAATATATATATTGTATCCCCTACCACATTATGATTTTTAGTATATGATATCCACTCGCCTTTAGCATTTATTAAATCCGTTAATATATTGTTTATATCTAAATCATGATAAGCCCAGATGCTATCGCTAAGCTTTTCTACCTTCATGCTAATTCTTCTTTTGACTCCAAATTTTTATCTATCAATTCTTGAGCTTTTTTATATGCAATATAAACACCTGGACCATATTTACCTGCAAGTACATGTGCTGGTGCCTGCTTACTGTGATCTATAACTTTATTATCCATTTACAATACTCTTTTCTAAACTATCTGATTCCATTAGCCATTGATCTTCCCATAAACCCATTAGTGATTCGTTACCAATATCATCAAAGTAATAACGCTTAGAATTAGTATTGTAAGTCCATCCATACCATCTATCTCCTTCAGACCATGTTAGATTAGTTGGTCCTTCTTTTTCATGCTCCCACATTGATCTATCTATAGATTGATATAGTCTTACTTCATCAAAGATAGCATGCCTTAATGAGTCCCATCTAAAAATTCTATTGACTAACCAATTAATCATTTAAGTCTTCATCTTTAATAAATTTATTTTTATTAATATTCCCATCTTTTGCTGTATATTGAGGAGCAATACTGAAAAAGAATTTTTGTTCAGTAGGAGTAGGATTTTTTGGATCTACAGCTTCCATTTGCTTATAAAAAGTTTTATTTTTTATTAAAAATACACTTGCTATTGCTCGTTCTCCAGAAATAACATCATTAACTCCATGCAAAACTTTGTGTCCAAACATTACAACACTACCTTTTGCAGGTTTAATTGTAACATCGTAATCAGGAAAAAATATTTCACCACCTTCAAAACCATTTTCATCACATAAATATGTAAGAATTGTGGCAGAAACTTGGTCAAAAGTTCCATCTGGAATAGCAGCAAAATCTGAATGTGGGCCATACCCACCGCCAGGACCACGTTTAAAAATCATAGTTTCTTTAGCAACTTTATGATCATCTGGATCAATAGTTTCATGATTTTTATACCAAACATCTAAACATTTAAATATTGCATCATCAGTAATATCTAAATAATTTTTTGTTGTCATGCTACCGTTTTGCATATATTCTTTATTTGTATTTTTTTTCCAATCTTTAACTGATTGCAAGATTTCATCTGCATTATCAATAACATCTTCAAAATACCAAACTTCATCAGACATTTTTGTAGATTTCATTTTTTAAATATCCTTTACTTAAGTTTCTTTAGTAAATCACTCATATGAGGATCCATCTCACTTGGCTCATGTTTAGGATTAATACATGTTACTTTATCATCAATTAAAAATTTTGTAAAATTCCAATCAATTTGATTTAAGCCAGTTTCAGACACTAAATACTTATATATTGGATGTGCATTATCTCCATTAACGTCAATTTTTGTAGACATTAAAAATTCTACCCCATAGTTTGTTTTACAAAATTCTTTAATTTCTGCATCAGTTCCAGGCTCTTGAGCTCCAAATTGATTACATGGAAATCCAATAATTACTAAACCTTGATCAGCATATTTTTTGTGAAGAGCTTGAAGTCCTTCATATTGTTTTGTAAAACCACATTTACTGGCAACATTTACCAATAACAAAATTTTATTTTTAAACTGTGACATTTGAACAATGTTGCCATTATTATCTGTAAAGCTATAATCATATATTGACATATTAATCTCCTTATTTAATGGCATAATCGCCTTATGTCTTAATAATACTATTTATTGCCTAATCTGTCAATGGCTTGTATCTATCCGCATCCATTATAATTTCATAGTAAAGCATCTCTGGTACATCGTGATCCGCCTTAAAATGCTCGTGTAGGTGAAGGAATAGGTGCTCATCATCCTTAATCACTTCAGACTCTTCTGAAAGTAGACAGGCGGCGCAATATATATAGCCATCTACATGTGGATATATGTATATATCGCTGTCAAAGAACCTGCTGTAAGCCAATTGTTAGCCCATATACTTCATATGAAAGTGTTTGTCGCATACATCTATCGGTTCGCCAGTTTTTAGTTCTGGTTCGGAATATTTGCTTTCTGCTGGGCAATAAAAGCATGGCGGTGGCGTATTTGTAGTCATAGATGTATTATATCAGACTTATGGTTTATCGTAAAAATCCACTGTATTTGGGTAGATGTAGGTTTGCGTCATATACCTATTTCCGCTGGTAATTTCTAAAACTTCATGCTGTTTGTTACTTGGAAAAACAAACATAGAACCAGCTTTTGGTTTAATGCAAATGTCGTCGTGAACAAAATTAATTTCTCCACCAATATAATCATCGTTTAAATACAGTATTGCTGTAAGAGATGGGGTTACTGGCTTACCATCTTTTTTGACATAGCTATATATGTCACTATGCTCAGACATCTTAGATCCAGTATTATATTCTCGTAAAATTAATGGAGACTGGCCAACATTTTTATCTGTAAAGTCCAAGACATTGCGCTTACAATATTCAGAAATGCATTTAAAAAATGGCTTCATGATATTTGAATGCATATCTGTTCCCATATGAATGTGGGTAGATCTTCCAATTATTGTTTCCCCGCCACCTTTATTGGTATAGTACTCCCATGGACTATTCTGAAAGCTAGAAATAATCTGAGAAGGATTGTCTATGACGTCATGCCATTCCCAAATATCATTTTTTCTGCTTACTAAATTAGACATTTTTTACTTCAAACATTTGTGTACATCTTTTACATACATCATAATCTTTTTGTGTAAAAGGACACACACCCGCATTGATTATTTTGTGGCCTATAACCTCACATATTATCCAATTAAACATTTTGTTTCTCCAATAACATATCTACTATATTGTTTAAGTCTACCACACTATAATCATTATCAATAATATTATCAAATCCATAATCGTCTAAATCTATCTCTGATGAATGGTCTGTTACTGGACCTACTCCATGCCTATTTATTCTCCATACTTGTCCGCCAGCTTTTTTAATAGCATCGGCTTCATTCTTAAATCTAACATCACTAATAACAGCATTTTCTACATTAATTTTGTTTAATGCAAGGTCTACCCAAAAATTTTCTCCAAACATATTTCTGCCAACTTCTGTACCAAATACTTGAAGTAGCCTGCGTATTTCAGGATGAGACTCTTTAGCTTTGTCTAGCCCATATGTGTCAACTAAATTTTTGTATTTAAATGGCCCTATACTATCTGAACCGACAATGGGATTAAGTATATACATAGCTTCTTTCATGGGTGCGGCAAAAGAATACTGAGAGAACCCATGCTTGCTAACTAAACGATCAGCAGCTGTATCTTTACCAGATCTTGCGTAACCAGAAAGACCAATTATCATCTTTTAATCCCGTCCCATGTACCTATTTTGGTAGTAGCAATGCCATTTTCTTCCCATAACTTAATGATACTTGGGTTATCATCTACTGCATGCTTAATATCCCAATATACATTTATGTGTTCTAATATATCTTTTTTAACTTCATAGTCTTCTCTATGGTCATCATCTTGCCTCATAAACAATGCATCATGTGGGACTTCATTATTCTTTAGCCAACGTGCAGTTAATGCTCTATACTTTTCTTTTCTAGCTGTAACAATAATTACGTCAAAGTTTTCTTGTGCATGCCAAACCATATCAACAACATCTTTATTTGGCTCACAATTAATAGACTGCTTATGAAATTCATCATAATTTCTTTTAAATGAGTCGCTTGACCTATCTTGATTTAATAATATGTTTAATATTGGATCAACATCTACAAGAGTTCCATCTACGTCAAATACCCACGCTGGTCTTTTTATCATGCTGAAAGTATCTTTGCCAATGCATTGATTGTTGCTGCAATTCTTCCAATATCACGCAATTGCTCTACACTATATCCCTCTTCTTTTAATGTTTCATAATGTGCTTTAACACAAAAATGACATTTACCTATAATAGACGATGCTAATGAATAAGCTTCAAACTTACCTTTAGTTGTACCGCCATGAGAAGTGATAGCATTCATTCTTAGTTGTGCTGGTAATCCTTTTAAGTTAGGGTCATCCGCCATCTCTACATATGGGTACCAAACATTGTTCTGTGCCATTATGGCGCCAGCAGTTAATGCTGCATTTTTTTCAACCTCATCTGTAGCACTTGCAGTAATAAATGCAAGAAGCTTTGAGTTGCCAGTTGCAAATGCTGCGGCAATTGATAAATATGTTGCATGTTCTGTATCAATAGTAGACCTATTAATTACAGCATCAAGATTTAACTTGATGTCTTTAGCGTAATCTGGAAGTGAGTCTTTAAGTTGTTCAACCCATGACATTAAACTGTCCTCCATTTTTTGCCAGACCATTCATATTTAAGCTTGCATTCGCATTTCCAAATTGAACCAGAATGTCTTTTTTGTAAATGTGTTGCTGACATTCCTTTCACGTCTAAAGACCAAGGTAAATTGCATTTGTGTACATCTTTTTCGCCATTCAATAAAATCCATTTTCCTTTAGACATTATAGAGTTTCTCCACCCAAAGATCTATTGCATGCACATAGCTCTCCAGTTTGAAGTGCATCTAAAACACGAAGAGTTTCGTCTGGGTTTCTACCAACATCTAAATTATTACATGTTACATGCTGAATTACGTTGTCTGGATCTACAATAAAGGTTGCACGATATGTTACACCAGATGAATGATGGACTCCAAGATCGTTTGCTAGTTGGTGACCTGTATCTGCAAATGACCAAGAATTAGTCTTACGAAGATCATCATGTGCATTGCGCCATGCAATCTTACAGAATTCATTATCAACTGATCCAGTCATAAGAATAGCGTCTCTATCATTAAAATCATTTACTAATGCATCATATGCAACAATTTCTGTTGGACATACAAATGTAAAATCTTTTGGATAAAAAGCAATAATTTTCCATTTTCCAGGAAAAGAATCTTGATTTAATACCTCAAAAGAACTATCTTCATAGCTTAAAGCTCCTGGTTTTACACCAGTAACTGCAAACGTTCCTAACTTATCTCCTACCGTTTTCATTTATATCTCTTTTCTTTGTAGTAATACATTGTGTTCGTGTCCCCAGATGGTATCGAACCATCGACCCGCAGATTAAAAGTCTGCTGCTCTACCAGCTGAGCTATAGGAACGCTGCCTCACCTGGCCTCGATCCAGGGACATCCGAATTAACAGTTCGGCGCTCTACCAACTGAGCTATGAGGCACGGTTAATAATAGTATAGTATTTTTGTATAATAAAGTCAAGGGTTACTTATCTTTTAATCTCATCCATTTGCCATATTTATTTGGATCTTTGCTACCAATATATTCTTGGCCAGTTTCCAAATCAATTAATAACCATTTACCAGGAGCTTTAGTATGAACAGTTAAATCTACCGCCTTGTCATATTCAGCAACTTCAGCACCTTGGTACATTTTAGGGAGGAATGTATATGCGTTATCTAAAAGCTTTCTAAATTTTTCCATAACTCCAAGACCTATTAAAATTAAATGATTACTGAATCTAAAACAACATCTATTGCATCATCAATTGTAGGGGCATGTTCCTTAGAGCATGCCCCACAACTTTTACACATTATATCTTCTTGCGTCCAGTTTTCTTTGGAGGCCTTGGATTAGTATTCAACTCACGACGTATGCCATGTCTATTTATATCAGTCTTAAGACCTTGACGTGGTTGCTTGCGTGTTGCTGAATTACTGGTAACAGCACCTGCTGCTGCACCACTTGGTGGTGGAGTTGTTCCTGTGCCATCTTCTTTTTGAAAATTACTCATTAATAAATTGTCTTGTCTGCTCTGGAGTAGATGACATGCTTAGTGTTAAGCCTGAATTGCCATCTCTTGAAGCATCTGTAATTGTTACTGGTATAATTCCAGTTTGGCTTCCTACTGATTCACATCCGCATTCAACGCACATTAGTTACAGTTCTCACAATTCTTTATTGCACAAGGAGCTTCGCCTCTTGTGTCTCTTGTGCATGCTGAACCAGAGTTTACTGGCGCTGCTGGCACTACTGCTTCTACAGTCTTAACTGCTTCTGCTACTGCTGCTTCAATTGTTGGAGCAAATACTTCTTCTTTATCAAAGAGGCCCATAATTACTTGTATGTCCCTGGCATGTCTGATTCATCTGCTCCAGTGATTGGAAGTCCTGAAGATGATCCTTCTTGGTTTAATCCTGCATTGCCTTGTGATGACATATCTGATGAGGCAAAAGCTGAGCCTTGATTATCTGAATAGTGTGCATCAATATTGTGTTGTACTGCTGGCTTTACTGTTGCAAAACCGTCTAAATTTAATCCGTCTGACATTTTATTTCTCCTATAGGTTGTTTTATTTAGATGGGTCTAGAAGCCATCCATTAGTCTATTATAGCATTTAGTTGATTAAGATCTAAAATTGTCATTCCAGCATTGATCGCAAATGTCTATGACGCCTAATTGACTACTTGATGCTATTCTTGAAGACTTATTGCTGCATTTACCAAACTCACACTTTCCACTAAACATTATTTAGACGAGCCTTTGGCTGTTTGGCCACGGTATCCTGTCTTCTTCTTATTCATAGATCCAGGCTTCTTAAACCCTGCCCCATTTGGAGTTGCAGCAATTCTTTGCTCCAAAGCCTTTTTAATTTTATCTTGGTGCTTTCCCATTAATTTATTCCCTTTCCAAACTTTGCCCATGCTCTTTCATGTAAAAAGTATCCTATCATTTCGCATGCAGTATATATTACTGCAAAGGCTCCTGCGTATTCCCAGTGAGCTTCACCAGTAATAATCTTTTCAAAAAAATACACCATAGTGCCAACAAATCCTATATGTACTGCTGGCCACGTAAGTGATTTATACAAACTTCTTTTATTTGATTCCATTTTGTTCCCCTATTATTTCTTTAATCAAGTAATGTATCGATGATACATCCTTATCTTCTGGATGAGGACTAACTAATAAATCAGTTGCCCCCAAATCTTTTAAACTATTTAATTGCATCTTAACGCTATCTTTATTGCCATATATGGTCCACTGATCTGATCCTAGGTTTTTGGATAGCATTCTGTCTACCTCTGCTTGTGACTCATTTATTATCACACTTAAAGATAACATTTGTTTTGTATTTTTTATAAAATTAGGGTTTCCGTATGATTGCTTATGCATATTTAGCATAGATAGATTAATTGCATTATATTTTTCGGCCATTAATTTTGTTTCATTTGAATGTCCACCCATTACTATTTCAGATACAGTATTGTTTGATAGCTCAAAGAACTTCAAAAGCCAATCGTCTGTATATTTTAATCTTTTTTCTGGAGTATCAAGGTCTTTACCAAACCAGATTAGATCCTCTATGGATGTTTCTTCCCCGTGTAAATCACCAGATACAATATTTAACATAAGCCTATTTGGGGATATACTATAAAAAGCTTTAGATATCATTGCATAGTATT